CTGCTCCACAATCCCCAGCTCAGCAAGACGTTTGTATGCTCTGGTCGCAGACAATGCGGCATTGTGATTTTTCAGCAACGTAGTCAGGGACGTTGTCGGTCTGCTGGAACCATCCACCGCGCCAGCCGGTGCATCAATCGCATAGGACGGAGCCAGATCAGGAAGATCAGCCATCTTTTGCAGCTTCTGATACCCAGCCAGCCTTGAGGAATTCGACAGGTTCAATGTTTTCGCCATAGACTCCAGCAGGATAGCTCCGGCCTGAACTTTATCAGCCAGCTGTATCGCCTGCTGTGTTCCGGCCACCACATCGAACGTGCGGATCACTTTCAGATTGAATGAAGGACTGATCCACATCGCATAGGCATAAACCAATTCTTTGCACACGTAGGTGCCCTGTTCGGTGCCACCACGCAGCACATTTACCGGCTGTGTACCCGAGTCGCAGATTTGCAACTCGGCAATAAGTTGCTCTGTCTGTGCATTTCTCAGCCAGTAAGGTGGTTTATGCCTTTCCTCTCCACCAGCGGCCCGGTGCAAATCATTCAGGCAATAGCGACCGGCCATATCCCGGCGCACATTAATACCATCGACAATAATCAGATTGCTCATCGTTATCTCTCCACTCATCAAGCGCAGCCGTATACTGCGCAGCTCTGTTTCATCTCCCGGCGCTTTGCCGCCAGCGCCATAAACAACCGGTTATGCGCAGATACAAACCCGCGTTCTGCCATATCTGCCGGACTGGACAGGATCGGGCCGTTGTTGCGCCGGACCTCATTCGGGTTTTCCCGCATGATGATCACCAGCTTTCTGTATTTCTGTGCCTTATCTGCCGCGTCAGGTGACAGTGAGTAAGCGGTACCTTCTGTGTGGATACGGCTTACTTCCTCAGCAGCACCTATATGAGCCAGTACAGCTAATGCATTCCGGCTTGTACTGCGTGACACTTTGTATTTGTCCATGATGTAGCGGGTCGTGATTGCAGTACCCGCTGGGATATCAGTTGCAATTTTGAGATAGAGAATCATGCGGATACCTCCGCCAGATACTGATTCCCGATCGCTTCCAACTCTTGTTTCAGCGCGAAAGAAGACAACCGGCGCGGGGTGATAAACGGACGCCAGATAAGAAGCATGGAGCCCTTGCTGTTACCATTTTTCTCCTCGCCCGTGACGGGATTAACGAAGTTGATACGGCCGCCGGTAATTACCCGGATTTCATCAACTGTTTTCAGTGCCTCCAGAAACCAGCCAACAGACATGTCTTCCGGTACCAGCATTACGACAGGCTGATTCTGCATGCGGGATTGTTCGGCTGCCTTTTCCACCCACGGACGGATATTGCTGTATGGCGGGTTACACCAAATAGCACCATAACTGACCCACTCCGATTTGAGAGCGTCATCCTGTTCAGTCAGGTACCGAGAACAAAGTGCATTGATGTCACTCGCTGCGGCATCCAGATAGAATCCGAACTCCAGATCCAGCGCAGTGAAAAGCCACTCCGGAGTTTGCCAACTGTCTTTGTGCTCAGGGGCTGTTTTGCTTGCATATCCGGCCATCAGATAACCCCCTCACGCAGGTAGTGCTTCACCTTGTGGCGAATCAGGGTGTACTCATCTCTGATATTAAAAAAGTCAGCGATATCAGGTCGGCCACGTAAGCATTTGATTGCCAGGTTGCGCAAATGCCAATCCTTACGAATATCGCGCAGTACCCACCACCGACGGATCTGATGCTGGACGGCCAGAGCCGGGAACACACTCACGCCATAAATTTCTTTGCTTTCTGAGCGCATGTTCATGCTGTCTCCCGTTCTTTGGCGGCCTGCTCTGTGGCCTGTTTCCAGTACCCGCGAAATGCTGCTCGTCCGGCAATTTCATTCATACGCCCAATGTAGGATTTGTGTTTTGCGACCAGCTCCTGTACGCGGTTTTCTGGCTTCCAGTCGGAGGATGAGAACATTTTTCTGAAGACTTCATCGCACTCGGTGGTGTCGATGTTCTTTGAGTCCGCAGCGCGTTTAAATCCGGCGGCCGTATTCAGCCAGTATCTGAAACCGGCATTCCAGTCAGCGTATTGGGTACCCTTGCTGGCGTGGTAGTCGCTGAATTTCTGAAACTCGTCCTGAATATCCAGACCGGCGGCTTTGGCCTGATCGGTGTGTTCTGGTGTCGGAACAAAGTTTTCCGGCATCACGGTTTTGCTTTTGGTTTTTCCGCGAACAGGATTAATATTTTTATTTTCTGGATCTATGACTGGATCATTACTGATTCTGGGTGCAGCTCCTGCACCACTATCGGAACCAGTTGCACCACCTGGTGAATCTGCTGCACCAGTCCCGGAACCATTTGCACCACTCACCCCCGCAGGATTTGCACCACAGGGTGCAGCAGATTCACCACTCACAACGACAGCATTTAAACGCAGATGATAGATATTTGACTGGTTCAGACCGTTGGCCGATTTCCGGGACTCAACACGAACCAACCCCATTTCCACCAAGGCGTTAATGTGGTTTTGCACTGACCGCTCTGACATTTCGCACTGCTCAGCAATGTACGGCACAGACGGCCACGATTCGCCCTGGTCGTTGGCGTTATCCGCCAGCTTTACCAGTACCAGTTTGCGCAGCGCGTTGCCGGTTTTTATCTGCAAAGCCCGCGCAGTTAAAATCATACTCATGGTTTCACCTCACCCACGCGTGTATACCGCTCCTGAAAGGTTTTCAGAGGTTCAAAGCACGGATGTTCATAGCCGTCACGCATGAAAATCACCCGGCTGTTCTCCCGGTCGTACCGGATAACGTGAACTTTCCGCCCGCGGCTGTCGGTGTAATACCGATCAAGATTGTCAGCTGTTTCTTTCATACCGCGGCTCCTGCTGTCTTACCCATGCGGTTAAAATCACCTACCGCCCACTTCACAAACTGGTAGTTTGTTTCTGAGAAACCTTCCGGTACTCTTACCGTATAAACAAATGCGGCAGGGTCTTTACCACCCTTCACAGGAGCAACGCGGAGTTGCGCAAAGCCTGCCAAATGAGTTAATCTGCTCATGCGTTTATCTCTTCACACAAATTGATATAGCGCGACCGAAGCCGGAGGCCGTATACCTTCGGCTTCACCCTTTCTTCCGGTAAATCTTCCGGTAAATTTCGATAAGCGAATGCCTGTATTCAGTTTCTGCGGCAATGCACCGGTTATGTTTCCTGATAATCTCAATAGCTTCTTTTTCATCGATATACCCGTCATTCGAAATTGATTCCCCGATACACATGCTCAGAGCGGCCTTTCTTTGGTCTACCCTCATACGCAGGTCATGCAGCTCAACACTGTCCAGTGCCCCGGCATCCGGCTTTTGGTATGAAACACGGCCTATACGCTCATTGAAGTAATCAGCTAAAAATTTCTCTTCTGACAGATCCTCCAGTGTTTCCAGCTGACCCAGCGTGAAATAACCGGTACCGTTTTTTTCGTTAAAGCGATTACGGAACGCGGGTAATCTGATATTCAGAATGGCCGCCAGGGCTTCATGACCGCCTGGGTAACTTTCCACAAAGTCAGAAACCCGTTGCTTAAGATCCACAATTGGAATTTCTTTCGGTAATTTGTTCTTCATTGCCTACTCGCTTTCAGGTTGGGTTGTAGTTAACCGTGCTTTTCTGTGCTGCTATGCTGATAAAGTTCAGGGTTGTACTTGAGTTTTCCGTCAGTTCGGCAGGCTGCCTCGAAGGCTCTGCTTTTTGGAATTAACCCACCCGGACGTTTCTTCCATTGGTAAAACGCTTCCGGGGTTATCCCAAAAAAATCAGCCACTTTTCCAGCACTACCAAAATGCTTTTCGATCTCGCTTGTAGTCATTGGCATCCCCTTAGGTATTAGTAAAGTTAGATGTTATGGTATTAGTTATCTTTTATCAATAAAAAATAAGATAGGTTATGTATTGTCTAAGTGAGGTTAGGATGGAGACTGTAGGAAGTAGAATAAAGAGACTAAGGAATACAACGAAAACAACACAGGTTGAGCTCGGCAAGTTCTGTGGTGTATCAGGCGTAGCGGTCGGCTTTTGGGAGAGGGATTTAAATCAACCAAGCGGTGATGCACTAATTAAGTTAGCGCAATTTTTTAACACAACAGAACCGTATATTTTGTACGGAATACCGTCAAAGCATGCTGAAAATGTCATAACAACAATGCGAAAAATCCCTGTAATATCATACGTGCAGGCTGGATTATTTACTGAAAGTATTCCTGAAGATATATATAATGACGCACTTGAATACCTTGAGACATCAATAAAAACATCACCATCAAGTTTTGCCCTTATTGTAAAAGGTGATTCTATGACAAACCCTTCCGGTTCACCATCCATACCGGAGGGAGCAAAGGTAATTGTAGACCCAGAGGCGGAAGTCGTTAACGGGAAAATTGTCGTAGCCCGCCTTGATGGAACAAGCGAAGTGACGATAAAAAAACTAGTAATAGATGGCCCGAGTAAATTTCTATCCCCCCTAAACCCCCGCTACCCAAACATTTCCATTAACGGAAACTGCCTAATCATTGGGGTTGTCCGTGGTGTACAATACGAACTCTAATTTGTCTTAATCACGCAAATCTAATTTTAATAAGATTTGCGTTGACCCACAAGCGAAGATATCTTAGACTAAAACCTAATGAAGATTAGGAGAGAATCTAATGCAAACCGAACCAATCATCACCACAAACAACATGTCAGTAGACGATGTTGCCGCGTGGATCACCGAAAAAGCCCAGGCACTTCAAAAGCTGGAATCTCTGCGTGCAGAACGTGACAGAGAGATCCGCGACCACGAACGCACTATCAGTCGACTCGATGAAGATATCATCAAGTGGGAAGAGCGCTGTACTTTAACAGTACAACCGCAGTAACGGCTGCGTATCTGAATAACTGTGTGAAGAGTAAACGACCCCACAACAATAACCATGCAATACCATTA